CCAACCATCTGAACATTAGTATAGAAGCGCATTATTTAATCAGGTCCTGATACTTTTCAAGTAGTGTAGGTTTAGGATCGCAAATTGTCAAAATCTTATCTGATTGAATCATATAAGAACTTTGCGTTGTATATTCAATAAGCCAAGGAGAAAGGGTACAATTAGGTCCGACTAAAAACGGTTCCGTCAACTTGCAATCAGGTTCTCCAATATCCGCTCCCATTTCTTCAATTTGAGAAATAAGAATCTCGTTATTAGTTAAAATTATTAGTTTTGTCAATCTGTCAAGACCTCTTTAACATACATGTTATGTAGGGTAGTGACCGGAGTATTGATTGTGACAACCCAATCATAAGAAATACTAGATTGTAAGTCGGCAGAAAGAGGTTGCCAGGGATATAAACGAATCTTAAAACCCTTTTTTTTCTCTTTCGTTTCTTTGTCCCCATCCATCAACTTCACAATGCATGGTCTAGTAAGTCTAAGACCGACAGGTTGTATATCATCACCCTCACCAATAGTCATTTCTTCAACATGGGCAATGATGTCTTCCCCAGACTTCAACAAAATAATCTTTACTGGGGTATCTTGGGTATCTTGGGTATCTTCCAAACTCATTTCGGATTTAGTTGTTTTACTAACTAATTTTACCAATAAAAAAGAGGGGTGTCAACTGGATTTGGCCAGTTACCCCTCCGTCTACGGCGACGATATTCAATACTATTTAGAACCAATCTTTTCGCTTATGGTGATCTGGAACAATCTTACCTAGAATAACAGTTAAAAGCCCATCCTCAAATTCAACTGATCTAACTTCCGTATCATCACTGAGCGTCCAGGCTCGTGTAAACGACCGTTGAGCCAAACCCTTGTGCAAATAGTCAGTTTCTGTTTCCTTATCCTCTTTCTGGCCCTCCACAAAGAGTTTGCCATCTTGCGTGTAGACATAGACTTCTTTCTTTCTGAACCCAGCTAGCGCCAGTTCAAGTCTAGACTCCACATTGCTAACTTGAACTAGGTTGTATGGTGGATAACTTGAAGTTGTTTCGTGTAAAGAAAACAACCTATCAAAGTATTCATCCATACCAATACTGTTCTTATTTATACGCTGCAACAGATGATTTAAGTCTGCAGCATTATACTTCATGAGATCTGTCATGTGTACTTCTCCTTTTAAAGCGAGATTTGATTGTGTGGACCCTTACGGCATCCATTACTAATTATACATCATACACAAAAAAACGGGGTAGTGAACCCCGTAGTTTTTTATTCGGTTTACTATGCTTATTCTGATTGGGGTTTAGTTTTCTTCCCAATATTATACTTCTGCTCTAAAATCCATTCACCTTTTTCTTTATATGCGAGGACTTTAATTTGATTTAGAGGTGCAATGTCCAGGATTGAGTCTGGTTTTACAATCTCAAGAAGACCCCAGTCAACTAGAAGTTTTGCAATTCTGTTTCTACGCTGAACATCATTTACTGTCAGATTCGCTCTCTTACCATCAAGTGCAAATAGTTCTTTAAAATGTACAATGTAGTACCTACCTTGCTTATGCAAAATGTGGCATGATTGATACAACTTCTTTTCTTTTCTAGAAGCAACACCAATTCTTGTTAGAGTTTCTCTAACTTTTAAAAAGTCATCTGGCTCTCCCAGATTAACTTCAACCATTTGATCTTGTGACCATTGGACTTGTGGTTCCACGGTAGTCATCTTGTTCCTCCAACTTCAAGTTTAGATTTGATAAATTCTATCTGTTCATTATTTAGGATTTTGAGAGCCTGGAAAGCCTTGTCGTTACTATAACCATAATAACGCTTGACGATCTCCAGGTCATTAATCTTTTCCTTCTTTAACCAAGGAGAAAATCTTTTTTGTTTCCTGACAGTATTTAGATAGAATTTATACTGCATATCTTTGTCAAGATGATGATGTAGATTCATCTCATTTGCATACATAACGCAATCCATAGATCCGGATAAGCACTTGTTAATGATATATGGAGGATATTTTTTAATACACTCCGGATCTTCAATAGATAAATCTTTCTTATTAAAGTTAATTGAGTTTAACCAGTCTTTGAGTTCCATTCTTTATTCACCTTGTAATACATTTTATAATATCTACCCTTGATTTCATTCAGGGTATTCATGTCATCCTCAAATCCCATATACTTGAGTAGTTGATAAGACCCCTCAAGTTCACTGATTAGACGTAGTATATTGCATGGATGACGTTCTAGACCACCACACATATATCTATTAGAATTTTTTATATAAGCATCATCCATAATAGATTATCAAATTACTTGGGGTCCACCTATAATTTTTGCTGAAGGAATCTGTGCTTGTGCGATCTTCATTGCTTGAGACTGATTCTTTGCCTCCACTACAAGTTCCAGATAACGATTATCACCTGGAAGTTTATACCTAACATTATAATTCATAATTAAATAAAACCAACTCTTTTCTTTCTTGCTGATCCTTCATATACTCCCCGACAGACCTCATAGTATATGTCAGATTGAACTCACCTACTTCCCACCCCTGGAAGCGGTTTTTGACAAGTTGAGACGAATTATAAGATATGAGTTGAGGACCAACAAACCGATCACAAATGGTAGCAAAAACATCGTGGTCGAATGATTTGTGCATATTACCTTTCCTTCCGTATAGGTTAGATCCAATATCGTAGGGTGGGTCAAGGTAGGTGAAAGTATCTCGGTTGTCGGTAAAAAGTTTCTCATAACTAATGTTTGTAATTTTCCAGTTTTTGATTATTTGAGTATAACCTGGGAGTTTCTCAATTCCTCGCATTGAGAAGTTGGAGTCAGACGCTTGCCTGCTAAAGGATGAGGACTCAGTGAGACCAGAAAAAGAGCACTTGTTAACAACGTAAAAAGCAACAGCACGAGATAGATTGGATGTCTGATCATTGTTTAATATGTCCTTAGCATTCAAAAATAATTCTTTTGCTGATACTGGTTCCGGATAGAGTGACTTAAGTTCTTGAAGATGCTTATACATCTTGAATCCATCCTGCGGATCTTGTAGAACTCTCCAAAAATTGTAGAGGGGTTTATAAAGATCATTAACCCAAATTTTCAGATTTGGATACTTCTTAGTAATGTATATTGCAACACTACCGCCACCAAGAAATGGTTCACGATACTCTATATAATCGCGAAGATCGGGAATATATTGATCTAGTTTGATACAGGCACGGGATTTACCCCCTGGATACCTGAGGGGAGTTTTCAGAGATTTCATAATCAATAATAAATTTATCTTTCAAGTGCCAGTGAATGTCATCATTCACTTGCTGCATTGCGTTGTGTTTGATTGCCCAATAGTCATCATCATCGTTGATAAAGATATTGACTTGGGTTTTAACATCAACTCTCAGGCACTTCATAATCAGGTTCATTATACTTCAAAAATTCCCAGAAAGTCAATTTCATCTCCTTCTGAGTCATACCACAATGATTTGCTGCTTCAGGAAGATTCATGGTTGCGCGAAACAAACCCTCAGTTGCTTCCTGAACATTTTGTGGAGTAGTCTTCTTCATATCAGAGGATAAGTTTCTTTTTCTCTGGAGTAGTCAATCCAGAAGGGTTAATCATACGCTCAAACTGTTGAGCAATCTCTTCTGCGGGTTCTGTGATATACATCACAAATTGTTTACCAATTTTGATACCATCACTTTCTTTATTTTCTAGAGGGCACCAGGGCACAAATCCAACAGTTCCATTTGCATTTGGAATGGGACTAATACCTCGTTGAACTACAAGATAATCATCACTCTCTTCAACCAGGTTGCACACGACTTCCTCACCTGAGGAAATCTTAATCAGTTTAATGTTTAGATCCATAATAGTTCTCCAAAATTTAATTATAACACAAATTATTAATCTACACTATCAACAGATACTATATCACAAACAGGAACTTCATGCTCTCCGGCAACCAAGTACCAGTGCATTTGTTTTCCGTGATACTCTGGATGTGCAGCGTATTCATCTGAATATTCCCTCTCTCCCAAGTAAATAAGTTCGGAGTCAGGAATATTATGATCTCTCAAGATAGCCTGTAGTTGCATATGTTGCAACTCAACTTTATTTGGAATGGTCATTTGAACTCACACTCCACCATGATTTCAGTCAACGCCGCCAGAAGATTAATTTCTTGATCTGCGACGAACGCAATTTGATACTGATACTTAGCAATAATGAGCACAGCAGCAGCAAGAGAAGGACCGTCAACGGATACAGGTAGAGCATCGTAAATGCGACGAAGAAGTACACTAGGATCGTTATCCAAGTTATTGGCGACCCACTTTCTGACCGAGGCATAGTCTTTCTTTTTAAGATTTTGAATAAGTTCATTGACCTTTACATCCGAGAACGACGCGAGAATTGCCGAATCAATCGTACCACCCACGGAGTATCTTTGGCACTCGTTGAGAACTCGTCTCCAATCTGGGAAGTGTTTGTTGATGAGTTGAACGAGAACTTTTTGATCATACTCAACGCTCTCTGCCTCAAGAATAGTCCCGAGACGCTGGAAGAACTTTGCTGCAATTGCTGGTTTGTCTTTGGATTTAATTCCGAATTCGACCACTGCACATCGGGAGTGGAGAGGTTCAAGGATTTTGTTCTTGTAATTGCAGGTGAAGATGAATCTGCAGTTGTTATAAAATGCCTCAATATTCGCCCGTAGGAGGAGTTGTACATCGTGGGTCGTGTTGTCAGCTTCGTCAATAATGATGACTTTGTGTGGTGCATCATTAGAAAGAGAGACGGTCGAAGCAAAGTTCTTTGCTTGATTCCGTACTGTGTCCAGAAATCGTCCTTCATCAGATCCATTAATAATAAAATAGTCGCATCCCAATTCTTCACAGAGTGCCCTTGCAACTGTAGTCTTACCTACACCAGAGGTTCCGCAGAGAAGAAGATTTGGGATTTCTCCTTTAACTAAAAAGTCAGAAAAAGTCTGTTTGATGCTGTCTGGGAGAATACAGTCAGCAATAGTTTTTGGGCGATATTTTTCAACCCAAAGAAATTCATTACGCATAATCAAGTAAAATAAGTATCAATCTTCTAAA